ACATCACCGTTAGGATTAATGCTGTTAGCTGTTAGGTCAACGATTTGTTGCACATAATAAGGTTGTCTCCCACGAGCAGAAGAACCATGAGTATTTGCAAGAGTTGCTGTAATTGTAGCCATTTCCTAATCCTCCCTTACCCTGCGTTATATTTAGCAGTAACGATAGCTTCTGGTCGAAGTATCTTTCTGCCGTATAGATGCATACCACGCACAATGTCAGCAAAGCTGTCAGGGTCACGGTATGTTTCAGTTTTGCTAAGTTGTTCAGCAGTAGCCGCAGCTGAACCATGCCCTGCCATAATCACACCAAAGTTAGAGTTCTGGTTTGCAGTACCTGAAGTACCTGCACCAGTTCCAAGAGCAGGTAGATTACTTGAGACATATACTCTGAATCCTGCTAGGTTATTCAGAACAAGACCGTTTTGCAACTTTCCTGCCCCACCGTAGTCAGCATTCATTAGCTTAGAGTTTTCGTCACCTAGTAACTCTAAAAATACAGGGTCAATAACTAGCCAACGATCACCAGTATCAACTTGCTGTTGGTTTAATAATCGTGCCATTCGATTGACAACAACCATTGGTGTAACAGCGGCAGTACCTACAGAAGTAGCTCCACCTGTTAAGTTAACTACAGGAATTGAATGATCCCCTGCAGATGAAGTTGTGATACTTCCAAAAGAACTCTTGATGAGTTTCATAGAAGTAAGAAGTTCATCAGTACCTGCAGTGGAAACAGCAACAGAGCCGTTAACACTTGTATTTACAGCACTACCTACCTCGTGGGCATTCGCTTGCGAGTAGCCTGAGATGTAAGCTAGAACTTCCTGATCGTAGTTGTCAGCTAGTCTATATGCAGCTCTGTCGGTTGCGAGTTGCATAAAGTTTACGTGACTGTGTGCTTCCTCAATGTCATCCATCTTAAAAGCATAGTAGTTAGCCTTGTCAACAACGAGTGAAAACTCTTCGTCATCAAGGTCTTGAGCTTGGACTGTTGCCCCTCTAGTGTAGGCTTTGACTGAAATCTCAGGCTCTTTGATGATTTTAACGGTATCACCTTGTCCCTGAATTTCACCCATGTAGTCCGAGTTAGTTATGTCTCCTGCAACAGTTGACTTGCGGAAAGCAAGTTGTACCTGTTTGGAGTAGATTACTGGCGAAAAATTACCATTAGGTAAATTGCCGTAACCTGCAGCGGTTGAAAAAGCCATAGATAGTTCCTCCTTATAGGCTATTAGTTAAAAACTAAACACTTTGCTATCAGAGGCTACGCTTTTTTAGAGTTGCACCATTGTTTGATTACATGATTTCAAATGTGATGGGTCTATACTTATCGTAGGTAGTCAGACAATATATGTTTGTATGTGTTAGTTATATTTAAAAACAACGCCTTGTCAACACTTTTTTATCGTGCTGCACCAGATAAATCATAAACAAACTTACCTGATCGCATTGCTTCTAATATAGAATCTTGATTCTTCTCGTATTCCTTATCAGACATCTTATTTACCTGAGACTCTCTCAAGAAATTAGTTGATATATCAGAAGTAGGAGAAGCTTTTGATTTAGTATTAATAGCTGTAGCAGCAGATTTACTGTTGCCACCTTTTTTAGCTGCTATACCTGCATCAATTTTGTAAAGATCTATAACTCTCGCTACAGACTTTGCATCATCAACATTCTCATATAGAGCATCCTGTACCCATTTGGGTTGTTCGTCTGCCCACTCGTGAAACTTATCGTCCTCACGAATTTCTGTAAAGTCAGGGTGAATTTTAATAAGTTCAGCCTCTGCTTTTTCTTTTGTTGCCTCAATACGCATACTCTCAATGTCCTGCATACGTTTATCAAGGTCACTAGATCTTTCTCTAGCTTTTTTATCTGCTATTGTTTCAACTATACCTGCAACATCAGGGTATTTTTTAGTCCATTCAGCTATCTCTTCCTCTGTCTTTGGAAGAACTAACTCATTTTTAGTAGCTTTTGATAACTGAGTTTCGAGAGCTTTAATTCTCTCTTCATTCTGTTTATCTTTGTCTGCCATGTGTCTACGCAAATCACCGTATCTCTTCTTAAAAGATATATCCTCTTTTGAAAGATCTTTACCCTCTGCTTCAACTTCCTCTCCCTCTTTAGGAGTAGATGCTTCTTTGACCTCCTGAGTAGGCTCTGTACCTTCCTCTCTGGCTTTAAGTAGCTCTTGTAGCTCTTGCTCTTCCTTTTCGATGCGTTCTTTGTTTTTAGTTCTGCGAGGACTAACAAATCCTGCAACTTTTACTTGTTCTACGTTTTCTAACTCTGGCATAATATTTACTCCTATTGTTGGGGCTGACTTTCATCAGGTAGCCATTTTACCGCCAAGACCTTTCTTAGCGTTACGCTTTTTTGGTTTAGTTTTCTTCGGCTTTGAGGCTAAACCACCCTCTTTAAATCCAGTAAAGTTTCCTGCACTGTCAAAGCCTGTAAAAGCTTCTTGTTCTGCAGCAAATCGTTCTTGTACACTCATAGGTCCTTCACCACTTTTCATTCTGCTTTCTTCTACTCTATCAACCTTTTCTCTAGCTTTTTCAAGATCGCTTCTTGTTTTAGTTGGTAAAGGCTTTCCCTCTGTAGAAGTATCACTTTTTGACTCTTTTTTCTTAGTTCCTGCCTTTGGTGTAAATTTTAAAGCATCCTCAACCGCTTTTTTAGCGGCTCTTTCTGCAAGAAAAGCTTTAGCATCCGTAACTTTTCTTTCTCCTAAAGGA